TCTTGATATAGTCTAATATGATTTGTACCAAACTGAGTATCATTAACACTGAACAAAGTACCACCAGAACCCACAGATTGATTAATCTGGTCAGGGTATACCCAAGTGTCTATTGTAAACACTCCATTAGTTTCTGCGAGATGGTCTTCATAAAATGATGGAAAGATTAGATAACCATTATCAAACTGTGCAGAGCGATTGCCCCATTTTGGCCCATCTGTCGGATTAATGTTTTGTCCATTTGCCCTAAAACTGGTTTGATGAAATTTTCTATCAATAAATCCACTACCATTTGGATGTACATCCTCGAAATCTACAAAAAGAAGTGTGTCATCCCACTTGTAATCAGTATTGGAAACTGTTACCTTTAAATCTCTTGAGTATGCATCACTATAATCCACATTTGGATCGCCAGTTAAATCATAGTAAAATGTTGGAGATGTTTCATCTTGCACAAAATTAACATCTTGTGTTTCAGAAACAAACGGCGAAACAGCTGTTACATGTGCAACTGCACCAGAACCATTAGAAAAAGATTCTATATCAATAATTTCACCACTGACATAGTTATCGCCAGATTCTATGATATCTACTTTAGTTACTGGGCCACTAGTCGTGTCAGAAATCTTTGCTGAAAATCCTACACCATCACCAGAATCTGTTATATACGAGTTTAGGTAAATATTATTTGGATAATTTGAACCAGCATTTACAATATCAAACCCAACAATACAATCATATAAAGTCTCTGTAATTGTAACACCATTATCCATTAAGATTTCTACATCTTCGCGCGAAGAAAAGTCACCAAATATATTTGAAATAAAATATTCTCTTACTGGTGTAGAACCAACTGTATAATCAGTCATTCTTTCAATGGTTGCAGTAGCCCCACTAGTTTTCCCAAGAATACGAATTGGGTCTTTTATGGTTTTATTACTAGGTACAGTTTTTACACTTCTTTCATTGACCCATGTATTATCACTGAGTTTAAATAGATTATCTTTTGGATAATATAAATCAATATCTTCATTAAATATCGATCTGAATAAAAACTCATAAGAACTTTCAGAACCCTTTGATTGATAAAATTCTTTCATCAACTTTAAAAAATGTTTTTTATTTGAATAACGGTTCTTTTTTATTTCTTTGTTTATAAAAGATTGAGTTACACCAGATTGTTTTCTTAATACATATGCAACAACTATAACAACACCATCTGTGGGTGACTTTAATGCATTAGTATTAGAATCTATAAACTGTATTGTTTTATCATTAATAACGTAATGAGTACCTTCAGTTAATAAAGTATAATCTGTAGGAAATGTTAAATTATCTTGAATATCAACAAGACCACTACTAGTACGTGTAATAGTACTTTCATCTGCAAATGGATTTGCTGGATTGGAATATACTTTCAATTCTGAAACAGAAATGTCCAAATCTCTTTCTACGTAATATGATGGGCCATAGTACGATAAAGAAAACGATGCATTAACTCCACCAGACAAGAAATTATCATACTCAACATATTCCAAGTTACTAAAAGAAGATTTTCCAACATTAAGTGCGGATCTTAATTCTTCATCTAATTCTGCTCTAGTTTTTATTTTTGAAAACTGTGGAAATGCACTAGCAAGTACATTTTGATATTCATCAACAAAAATATCAAGAGTTTCATCTAAATCACTAAAACTTTCAAGTTTACCACCAACTGCGTTTGGATTATTATTACTCTCTAACCACTTGTAGTAAAGTTCTACAAAGTTGATAAACTGTTCGTAATCGCCGTCTTGTTGAAGATAGAATGGTATTCTGTCTCTAACAGATGCTGATATCTTTCTGTTTAAATTGCGATCAGGCATTATTCGTCCTAGCTATTTCTAATAATTCTGACATTCTGTGTTGTTATATCATAATTGTTATTATAGTTATCACTATCTTCTTCAACTGTAACATTCACATCTTCTGGCTCTATTAAAAGTACTTGATTTCTACGTGGGAAAATATCTAATCCAACGGTTTCCAATTCAATCCTAAATACTTCTAATGAGCCTTCAACAGCAGTTATACTCACAGGATCAATATTTATTGTACCAGTTTTATAATCAACTTTACCAGTGATAAATGTAGAATAAATCTTTTTATCATTTACATCAAAACTATAAAACTTTAAATTACCATCATAATTTGTAGTTTCTTCGATATAATATATTTTCGTATCACCAGAAACTTGAATACCAACTGACTTAATACTACCTTTTTTAATTTCATTATTAAAATTAAATACGTAAAAGGCACTTGTATCAAATGCAACTCTCTGCTCATTAATTAATCCAACTGTTGTTGTGTTATTTGTTATTGATTGATCTAAAGTGTCAATCCAGTTTACAAAATTAGAATATCTAAAGTAATCATTAAAATCATCTAGATATTTTGTACTAAATCCTACAATACCTTGTATCGCAAGAGTTTTAATATCTGCCGCAGAAAGAGATGTAGTTTCATTATCAAATTTAACAGTACTTGTAACTTTTAACTTGGTATATTCTGGGTCAACAATTTCTGGTTCGATTGAAAGAATAGAATAATCTTTTTTAAGAGTATCTTTAATTGATTGTTTTGTATATTCGGAAAGAAAGTAACCATGATCTGGCCTAATTGCAACATAAACCCTACCATATGTTTTTGGAATATTATCTTCGCCGCCCCAAATACTCATTGACTGTGTTGACGGATATATCTGTGGAATGATTGCCTTATAATCATTTACAGTCACAGCTCGTTTTTGTCCACCAAATGTTCTTGGTGCATTAAATTTAATGGACTCAATATCTTCTGCATCCGCACCACCTTGTGCCTTTGATTTGACTGTAATACTAGTTACTTCATAATCATCTAGTGCTGCCGCGGTTAAATTCACAATTTCATTTGCAACAGAACCATCTGTTTTAAGATAGTTGATTTCAATTAATTTACCATTCTCTACAGAGTTTCCTAAAACACCATCACCAAAGAAGATTTCATATTTACCGCCGCGAGACTCCTGTACAAAATATACATTACTATCTGGAGTAAGTTTCATATTATCTGTCGCAAGAACAAACTCCGTTTTTTCTGGTAATGTAGGATTATCATAGACAAAGACTGTAATTGTAGTAATATCAATATCATCGTTAGATAACAAATATCTTTGATTTGGATCTGCTGTATTTACAATGTAGTTTTCAGTAGTATATGTGCCTTGAATTAAAACTAAATCATTAACTTGAAATACATTAGTAAATGTACCGTTATCGTTTGATTGTGCCTTTACCTTTGATACGATTGTAGTTTCTTTTGGTCTAAATTTATATGTTTTTCCACTTTGTTTTGCTTTAAACTCATAATCTTTGTTCAATCTAAAAGTTTCAAAAACATTACTTGATGCCTTTTCTAACTTACCAACAAACTCTAAGTCAACTATCATTTCTGCAGCTTTACTTGATCTTGGAGTATAGTTTAACATTTTTGCCTTGGATACAACATTATCTCTGATTCTTGCCGTGTCCAAAAACATTTCATTGGAAATTGCATTCATGTAATACGCATTTATATGTGTATTAGTTGCAAGGATATCAATGAGAGTGTTTAATCCAGACGCAGTAAAATCGTAATCTTTAAATGCCTCTTGACTACTCATATAGTTTATGATGTTTTTCTTTATCTCATCAAAATCTAATTCTGTAACTTCTACTGTCTTTGCCATTTATCTTACTCTCTCTATGCTAAACTGCGTAGTTTGTTCTGCATCTGATCTTGGTACGGTATAATATATTTTTATGATTACCGTGTTTTCTTCGCGTAGTGGTCTAATTTTGATACGTAGGTTTTCAACTCTTGGTTCTTTAATTTTTATTGCCCTTTGTATCCTGTCCTCTATATTTATCACCGAAAAACTATCCAATGGCTCGAATATCATCTCCCAAATATTTCCACCAAACTCTGGGTCAAAAGGTCTTTCAAAATGATTTGTTAAGATTAAATTCTTTAGTGACTGATTAATTGCTGCAGCGTCTGATTTTACTCGCACATCATTTGTTATTTGATTTCTTTTAAATGTCAAATCAACATCAAGAAATTGATTTTGTTTTGACTTCAAGACACCAAGTCTATTCTCTAATGCAGTTTGTGACATTTTTCTTTCCTATGGATTTAAATCTATTTTCGGGGCTTTGATCGTGTGATTTCCACCAGAAGTAACATCAGTAGTCCCACCAACACCACTAGTGGATTTACCAGCAACGACAATATTATAATTACCATCAACCACAATTGTTAAGTTTCCTTTTACATGTAAATTTTTATTTCCCAACACTAACTCATATCCTTCACCAACAGTCTTATTTACTCTCTTACCGTCTGGATGATATTCTTCAAACGAACCTGATCTATGAAACGTATGAATTCTTTCGTTTCCTGGCGTGTCATCAATTTCAATTAAATGTCCTGATCTGGATTTAGTTGCATTGTTGTATGGATATTGCGCCGCATATGGAGATGCTGGTTCTGTAAATTTTGAGTTTGTAGTTAAGTCCTCTTTCTTTTCGTGTTCTTCAGTTTCTGGTTCTTCAACTAATCCAGACCTTTCTGGTAAATCAGACTTAGTTGACTGTGTTGCCTGAGAATTGTCAGTTGTAGATACATTTCCTACTGTGTTTGTGGAACCAGATTGTTGTATTGTTTGTTGACTTACTCGACTATCAGCTCTTTGTTCTCTTTGTTCTTCCGTTGTATCTGGTGAAAGTGCAGGGGATGGTAAATCCGTACCCCCCGATAAAAACATTGCTCTTTCTTCTTGTCTCCTAGTTGCTAATGCATCAATAGTTTTACCACTGGCCTTATTGTACAATAACATCTTACTCGCAATGGTTTCATTGTCTCTTGTGCCATTTGCGGTTAATGTATCTAATGCGCCGGGCCCAAGATTGTATGCAAATGAAGTTAGAGCATCTCTTTGTCTTTCATTCCAACTGTAACCATATTTTTTTTCTCTATCAAGTACATACCCTCTGTATTTCCCCATATTTTGCTCTAGTCTTCTTTCTGCCTCTGCTTCATCAATAACTTCGCCTGCGAAATTTGCCTTTGTACCATATCCAATTGAATGTTGTTTATGATCCCAATAAGATGTCGAACTATAACCCTCTTTCTTTTTCAAAAAAGAAACCAAATCTGCACTTGCTGCATCACTTGCAGCAACATCACTTAAAGGCGTAGGTTCTGCATTTTCAACAACACCAGTATTTGTTGTAGGCACACCAGCGGCTTTTTTATTAGAATAATCCTGTAATGTACTTGGTACTTCTCGTCCTCTGTTGTTTCTACTTTGTCCTTCGTTTGCACCCAACTTTCTGCCAGGCAGAGTTCCCCATATAATAGGATCTTGTCCACCATGACTGTCGCGGAAAAATCCCATAACCCAAGAACCAACCATTACACCAGTTGGAGACTGTCCAATACCACCAATGGATGCACTACTGATTGGCATTATAGGTGAGGCCCAAGGTAACTCCTCTACAGCAATATCATCATCATAATGTCCATAAATTCTTACACGAACTCGGCCTATTTGTAGTGGATCATTCTCTACATCCTCGACGACTCCTGTCCACCAGACAAAATCATCTTTTCCGGCAAAGTTTAACATAAACAAATCCTTTTTTTAGTATTTATAAATAGTTTAAGGGTTCAGTTCAATATTTCCATTAGAATCTATGGTAATCGTTGCGCCACCAAACATTTCTTTGGTAGCACCAACCTCTTCGGACATATTTCCACCAATTGTTATGTCCAAATCACCCTCTACGAGCCATTCACAATCTTTACCGACATGAATATATAAATCATCTTCAATAATTTGAAAATAATCTGCAACAATTCTATCAACAACATCACCGTTATGTTGATATTCTTGAAAAGACCCACCCACATGATAAGTCAGTATTCTCTCGTTGCCTGGGGTGTCATTTATTTCTTTATGATGTCCAGAACGACTACTAACAGTACCAGTACCGTCTGGATAAGTCCTATCATCCTGTGCAGAAGGTTCTGTCACTCTAGAATTTTCTTTGTACTCCGCAATAGTATCTGATCTATTTTCAGTATTAACTTTATTTACATCAGATTGATTTTCTTCACTACCACCAATGAGAGGTAATCCACCCTGCTCTCCATAAGTACCGGCACGTTCTTGTGTGATTCCATATATTGAACCCCAAACTACAGGGTCTTGTGCATTCTCACCATCTCTAAAAAATCCAACTACCCAAGAGCCAACAACAATACCTGTGGGAGATTGTCCAACACCATCAATGGATGCAGATGTTATAGGCATCATTGTCTGGGCCCAAGGTAAGGCCTCTGTAGGAATTTCACTCTTGTCATCAGTATGAATGCCATACATTCTAACCTTTATCCTACCAAGTTTTTCTGGATCCATTATATCTTCAACTGTGCCAGTCCACCACACGAAATCATCATAAATCATTAAAATGCTCCACTGGCATCAATATCATTTTGTGGATATCCACCGTTACTTTTTACTGGTTTAGGTTGTGGATATGGATCACCTTGCGAATCTCTAATACATTCGATATCTGAATAGTAACCATTTGATGGTTCAAATCTATGTTTAACTGCTGTTATCAACCATTTTCCTGATATCTTTGGATTTTCTTGCACTTCGTCTGTAAAGTTAAACTGTGGAAATTGTACATCGATTGTTTTGCCAGCATTTACTTGTGTATCACCAAAAACTGTTGCAGTCAATCTCATTTGATTAAGTAATTTTAATTGAGATTTTCTACGTAAAAATGTTTCTTCGTGATTATATGTCATTTCACTGTTTTCTGGTAACACAAAAAAGTTTGCAGTATTATATTGTCTACCTTGTCCACTAATATCAAATAAAGGATTTGAATCTACTTTATTAGTTTCCATATAACTGTCATATATGTTATATTCTATTTCTTCGGTTTGTCTGTTAATAATATCTACCTTGAGAGCTTTTGTTTTATACATCCCACCTAGAATTCCATCCAAAATATTAAAGTGTGATTGAAATTTAAAGTTTATCAAAACCTTATCTTCAGTATTTGCATCTAATGTTTGGTTTGATACACCATAAAGATATTCAATCTCTGGGGATGCAGACATTAAACTACTAACACTCTTAAATTGATATCCATTAACATTTTCCCAAAACAAGAAGTCGGCTGCAGGGCCAGTATATGCCTTTGATGCTAACCAATTTATTGCCTTAAAAGGAGACATTCCTGGCACAATAATTTTCTGTTGATCTTCACTACCTTGAATATCCAGTTGTTTTGGTGAACCTAATTCATTAAATAATTCTTGGACAATACCTGATGCAGAGTTTTCATAATATCTTGATATTCTGTTTTCATAATTTGCAAATTGTTCAAAAGTGATTAACTCTAGAGTAAATACGTTATTTAAATCTTTAAGTGAAAAGTCACTAATTTTATAGACATGCATTTCTAAATTAATAGGCTCTCTAGTTGAACCTGTGTGGTTAAAAGAAAGTCTTACCTTTTCCTGTCCTATAATCGGAAGTGCATCAATCAAATCTTGTGTTGTAGAAATTATTAATTTTGCAGTGATACAATTACCGTAGATATCTTCGTATATTTCACACCCAGCATAAACTGCTCGTAAATCTAAAACCTCTCCATTGTGAGATTCTATTTCAACTATATCTGCTTGATATTGACCAGCTCTAGTAATTCCTTGAGACATATTTTATCCTATCAAATCTTTATCATATTTTCAAATTCTTCAACAAAGTCATTCAAAGAATCATCTCTCAAAATTTTTATAACCCTATTTTTTTCATTCATGTCAAATTCCCATTCATAATACGTGTAACTATCAAACGAAGTTAATTGTGCATATGTAAGATCATTGAATGGTGGTGTTGCACCTTTTGCATCTTCTACTGGATTGTCAAAATTATCATTAAACCAGTTGTAAGTTAAATTATAAGTTTCTGTGTTTATTTTAAGTTCGTCATTTCTATATTCGTAAATACTTTTTGTGGCTTCTTCTTGACTACCATAAACACTATCGATATAATTAGAAAACTCTGATGTAGATTTTGGCCATTCAGTTTGAATATCTCTAAAATCGTTAAAAAACATAACTACCCACCAATAATTAGGATCGTTATAATACAATTCTGCAATTTTAAATGGGGTTTCTCCATCTTTTATTTCATACTCATAGTGAGTTGTTGGATCATTTGCATATTTGTCAACAACTTTTGTTGTTACAAATATATTTTTTGTTAATCTTGGTTCATTTTTTAAAGAAATATCATATTTGATATTTGGTAGTTTTTCAAATAATTTTGCACCCGACATGTTAGAATCCACCTTGCATTACATCTGTTTTTGTTACTTGCAGTAATTCTAGAAATGTTAAACTCATTTCAATATGTGCTGGAGTTCCATCATGGAAAATACCAAATGCACCATCGCCACCATAAGAAACTTGACAGGATGTTAAGACACATGGTTTGAATTTGTGTAGAGCTTGTCCCTGTCCACTAATCCAATATTCAATCATAAATGTATCTGGGACTTTATAGAAAAACATTGCAGTATCGATTTCTGGCATCATAGACCCACGAAACGATTGTACTATTTTTTTTACTGATTGAGATTCAGTATCATTTTTAGGTACAAATTTATATTGAAATTCAAATTGTCTAAACTGAGTACCTTCTAATAATTGATATTGTGCAGCATTTCCAGTGAGTCCAAGACTTTCTCTTGCAAGACCGTCTGACCCAGCAAGTGTGTCTAGAGCAGAAACGGCACCAGCAGATGCGAGGCCCCCAGCCGCAATACCAAGGTCTTTCATGAGTTGACCTTTCTCCATCCCACGTAAAGCTCCCATACCAAGTCTGCTCTCGTCTTGTTTATATGTTACCTCATGATTAACACTAATTTGTTCGGGAACATAAAGTTTTATATATGTATGTGTATTTCCACCATTACTGGATACACCAGAACCACCAGACTTTAAATGCTGGATTGGTTTGATTTCTGATATTCCAAATTTCATATAACTATGTAAATCTTCTGTGTTACCAACATCTGCCGGATATGACATTTCTGCATATCCATATTTTGTTGCATGTTTTTCCACCATATCGATGTGTGGGTTGCCCATTTGGTACTCTCCTAAATACTTCAACTCTATTTATAAAGGTTTTACATAATGCATAAAAGGTTTACCTATAAAGGGAAATACAAACCACAAAATCCCGAAAAATATAAAGGTAACTCTAATAATATAATCTACCGCTCAATGTGGGAGCGTAGATTTATGAAATATTGTGACACTAACCCATCAGTGATTGCATGGGCAAGTGAAGAATTAATCATACCTTATTTATCTCCCATAGACAAGAAGATTCACAGATACTATCCTGATTTTGTAGTAAGACTTTTAGACAAAGACAACAAAATAAAAACTATGGTAATAGAAGTAAAACCAAAAAAAGAAACAAAACCACCAAGAAAGAAACAAAAGAAAACATTCAAGTATCTTGAAGAAGTAAGAGTCTGGGGAATAAATGATGCAAAATGGAAAGCGGCCAAAGACTTTTGTTTGGAAAAAGGGTGGGAATTTAAGATATTAACAGAAGATCATCTTGTTAAATGATTATAAATATGTTCAAAGACTTTTGGAGTAAAGATGGCCGCAAATTTTGACATATTACTAAACAGGATGTTACGAGCTGGTGTTAAACCAAACACTAATGCATCTAGAGAGTGGTTTCGTAAGAAAATTAGAGATGCAAGAGTTTCTAGACAATCACTCTTATCTGACAGAGATCGTTCCAGAGGTAGACCACAAATTGGGCGTATGTATTGTTATGCATATGATCCGAAGTATGCAGATAAATTACCATACTATGATGAGTTTCCACTTATCTTCATGGTAAAACCAGAGCCTGGTGGATTTTTAGGAATAAACTTACATTATGTATCGCCTAGAAATAGAATTGTAATTATGGATTCACTTTCCAGAATTGCAAACAACGACAAATATGATGAAACTACTAAGTTACAATTGACTTGGAGAACACTAAGTAATCTTTCCAAGTTTAAAATGATAAAACCATGTGTAAAAAAGTATCTATATAGTCATGTAAGATCAAAGTTTGTAATGATAGAGGCGAATGAATGGGATTTAGGTATCTTTTTACCAGTACAAAAATTCAGAAAGGCCGGCCCATCTAAGGTTTGGTCAGATTCCGCACAGATGGGAAGATAAATGTTTAGTATAGAAAATTTAAA